ATTTTCATTAATGTCAGCCATAGATCCAAAACCAGCAGCTCTAATTTCTGCAGTTTCTAATCTATTCATTCTATCTTTTTCAGCTTCCATAGATTCAAACTCACGCTTAAGTCTTTGTTCTTCTGCATTAGCTTCTAATTGCTGCTGTTGCATTTGCTGTTGTTGTTGCATTTCTTGCTGTCTTTGCATTTCAGTTTTACCTTCAGCATCTTTAAGTATATCTGATACTTCAGCAATTGAATCTGCTTTTATAATATTACCAAGATCATAAATGCTTGCACCACTTGTGTTATTTTGAATAGCAAGTTGTTTTAGTTGTTCAAGAACAGCTCTGTGATTTGTTTTAGTTGTTGCAAATACATTAAAGTCTCTTAGCATTAAATCAGTACCGTTGATAGTAAAGTTTACTTTTTCTGCTGCAGATGACATATAGCTTAACCTAACACTAGGATTAGTACTATAATAGAACTGAGCTAAGTCAGTTCTCATTTGATGAACTCTAGGCATTAAGTGATCTGCATGCTGAGTAAAATAAATTTCAGTCTGAGCATAAGATTGATTTAATGCTTGGGTTACACCTGTTGCAGTTTCTTGACCAATAGGTGCTCCTAGTCTTTGCGCATTAATTCCAATTGCATCAAATGCTTGTTGTTTGAAATAATTTGCTAATTGTATTCTAGACATTAATCTACCTGTCTGCTCCATGTTAAGAGTTTGGTAGTGATTAAAGTTTGTAGCGTTTTCTGTATTTGTAATAGAAGTATCTAAAGGTAACATTTGGAAATCCTTCATAGCTACAAATGCTTTGCTGTAATTTCCTTTTCCCCAATCTTCTCCCATTGAATGTCTTGGTAAAGCGTTTTGGTCAAACATAATGATTGTACCTAACTCATCTACAAGAATATCAGCTATCTGATTGTTTACCATATTATACCCAATCTGATATGCTTTCATAAGATCTATTAAAGAAGTAGACCTTGTATTCCTATCAGAAAATACTCTACCTTCTACAGGTAGTTTACAACCATATAATGAAGTATCACCTTTAAATTGAAAAGGTATTCTTCCTGGCTTTTCTCTATTGATTCCTAAGTATATTGGGCTTATGTTATCTGCAATCTCAGTTTTCCAACTCATTGGAGAGTTAGGTCCTATTTTAACACCACCCCATGTTTCATTAATCCATATCCAATCTACATGTTCTCCTTGAAAAAGATTTTCTTTAGATTTATTTTTATATAATGAATTATCATAAATAGGTTTTTCAGTTACTTTAAATGTTTCATCAATAATTTCTTGAATTACTTCACCATCTTCAGTAATCTTTGTAAGGTGTCCTACTTTTCTTTGAGTTTTCCAATATGTTGTTGTACATCTCATTAAAGAAGACTCACCCCAATTAGCCATGTCTTCTCCTTCATTTAATATTGCACTTACAATATCATCTCCCATAGTACCACCATTACCTGTGTTACTTATAAATTGTCTATAAGATAAACTAGGTGATTCAGTATTCCATGAGTGAGATTTAGTTGGATCATAAAATGAACCATCATTTTGAACACCATTCAATTGATACTGTCCATTCTGAGCAGGATGGATCTCTTGTAAGGAACGCAATTGCTTTTCAGTCATCAAGTATCCATACTTATCTATAACGTCAGCTACGGTCATTAAATCAAGTTTACCAACGTAATTAGATTGAGATATATATCTTACATCTGGAGATTTGTGATAAAATGTTAGAACAGGATTCCATAGTTCTATTTCATAATCATCTTCCATCATTCTAAAATGCCAGAACTCTCTATCTGTAATAAGCATATCACGGAATGCGCGCTCTTCAAGTTCTTGCATCTTAAACCTTTCTTCATCAACATTCAATTGATGAGATGCCCATTCTTCTACCATTGATCTATAATCTTTAGAAAAGAAATCTTCAATCTCTGGTAATGTTTTTAAATTTTCTGGAGCCATTTGTTGTTGTGCTTCCTCTGATTGTGGGTCCATACCCATTTCAATCATTCTAGAAAGTAGTTGCTGTGAAGCATCTGATAACAAATTTTCTTCTACTAATGCTCTTTTTTGCTCAAGCATTTCATTATAAGAAGTATCATCTACAGCTCTGAATTGAACTTTAGAATATCTTTTAGTAAATTCTCCTGATAGTACGTTTACAACGTTAGGTATAATTGGATAAAACTTTAGTTCTAATGCTGACTCATCTTCTTTAGTTAATACATCAACTAAATCTTTATAATCATTATCTTCTTCTACTATATAATCAGTCTTATCTATAATACCTTTTGCTAACTTGTAATTCTTTAAAAGTTTTCTAGAATTTTCTTTTAAGAAGTTCATTCCCTGAACCTCTAACCAATCAAGATTCCAAGCAGCCCAATTATCATCTTTTTTCTTTGCACCTATAAACTGTATAGGTTGGGTTAAGCTGGTGCTTCCGTTATATCCGGATTCAGCTTTAGCACCATTCTTTAGTTGCATTGCATTAAATACTTTCATACTTATCTAAAATTTTTATATGCTGATCTTTTTTTACCCTTTTGATCACCGTGTACAGTTTTTCCTCTTCCAATATTCCTAAACGGACTATACTTTAATTTATGCAAATTTTTTGACTTATCCAAAGAATTTGCGTCATCAGATTCAGTTCTTTTCAAATAACCTCTATTTGACTCCTGTATACGGACAAAAGCTACTAACGCTGAAAAGGCAACAAGCCTATCTACGTTAAGCCCTGGGTAAAAAGCTAGCATTTCTTTAATTAACATTGGATCTGGTATTCTTGTTATTCCAAGAGTTGTATTTATTACATTACCTTCAGCATCAGTTTCTTGATCAATTTCTTCTCTTAAAAATTCAATAGCATAAGAAATAAGATGTTGCTTAAATAATGTCCCTGTGTTTTTCCAACCATATTCTTGATATACAGTCTTGTTAGATCCCAGATCTTTTAAGAATAATATTTGTGCTTTTGGTACAAGATATTTTTGCTTTCTTTTGGCAATCATATGTTGTATAAATAGAGATATATTATTCTCTACAATAGTCCAAGCATTAAACCATATTATTATTTTTTCTAACTGATCATGTGTTTTATTAATATCATCATATCTACCACACCATGCAGCTACTAATTTTGCGTTTTCTATAAAAACTTCTAATCCATTAGGTCCTTCACGTTTTATTTCTACAGCATTCTTATATACAAAAATACTACAGAGGGAATCAGATGTGGTTGTTTTACCTTCTGATACAGGATCAATAGAAGCATAGTATGCTCCAAACTCTGGATTAGGTACTGGTCTTTCCCATACAACAAGACATCCTGTTTTGTCTTGCATTTTTTTATCTACAGGAAATTTGTTAATGGGTAATTTATTAGAACGTTTAGGCTCAATACCTTTTTGTGTTCTATCTAATTCTATATGCTCATATGCATATTCTTTATCATCAATTGCTTTAAGTTGTCTTGATAGTAATCCTTGAGGAAATACAGATTCTTTTCTATATGCAAAAGCTTCTGCAATATTTGTAGGTTTCTGAGAAATACGCAATTGATATTGTTCAGCTCCTAATTCATTCTTCCATCTTTTTCTTTCAAGGAATATTGCATCAAGAGCCTCTTTAACTAATGTGTTACCCCACTTATCAATATGAGGTGGCATAGACCACTGTTCAGGAATAAATAACCCTGATATACCAATGGTACCATCTTTGTCTATTAGATTTGTTTCTACGGGGTATATATCATTATTGATAGGGTTCATTACCATATCCTTCAATGGTTCACATTGATTTAAATCACCTACTGATCCAGCTGCTATAAACATACCTGTTGTTACCATACCTGATGACATTGCAGGACGTAAGTACTCATATGTCTGCATCATCTTAGGAGCAATACCGGCTTCTTCATGAAAGAAGTAAGTAGTTGGTCCACCAACACCTGTAGTAGCATTTTTTTCAAAAGATGCTCCTTGTATTTTTGATTTAAGTCCTCTAGAAGTTTTTCTATTACCTATTTTAACTTCAATTTGTTGTTGCCACAATAATACTTTTTCTGGATTACTTGGTCTATACCAAGCAGTGTGTTCATTAAGAAAAGTTTTATATTCATCTAAAAACTTCCAAGATCCTTTATCATTAATATAATCTTTTAAGGATGCACCAATTTTACACGTACTACCTTCTTCAAACCAATACGTATTAATTATTTTTCCCATATGAAAATATGAGGAAGCTATCTGACGTTTTTTAAGTATAGCAGTATGTTTGTAATGTAACTCAGCTAGTATTTCATATAAAGCCATATGATACTGTGCATCACGTACTTTAGCAAAACCATAATGTTTTTCTTCTTTATCATATATTGGTAAAAAATTTAACCACATATAATAATCTCTTGTTAAATACCAAGTAAGGGGTCCATCTTTATAGATAACCCCTTCACGGCATTTGTCTTTCTCACCGTTCCAATACAGTATAAAATCTTTAGATCTAAAAGGTGCTAAACAATAAACATTCTCTTTATTGAATTTTCTAGCCTCTTGATTAAATACCAAAGCTGTTTTATTAAATTGATACTGACCTGGTTCTTTAAATACTGATTTAACAAAATCTATAAACTCTTCTCTTGTTTCATATTCAGTATCAGTCCATTGACCATTATCCCATGTTGGAACTATTTTATACATTAATGTTCTTTTAAGATTGCGTATATATCACCAAAGTTAATCAATAAGTGTTTCTCTCCGTTATGTAATAATTCAGTTGGTACACAAAAGTCAGCATATTGAATTAAATCACCCACTTTAATTGTATCATCTAATTCATTACCTACAGCAATAACAAAACCTTTGTACTCTTTTGTTTGTGCAATATCAGGTATAATAATATTTGTACCAGGTACAAATTTATCTGCTTGTTTTAGTTTTATTAATACCTTTTTCCCTACCGGAATAATTGTTGTTTTCTTCATTTTTGTTTGATTTATTACTTTCTTTATTTATTTCAAAATTTGGCTCATCCCAATAACAGAATACCCATCCTTCTTTTTTGTTACTCATATTACATTTGATCATATGCTAAACCAGCACCGCCTCTTACAGAACTTTGTTGCTCTTCTTGCATATCACTAAATGCACCTTTATAAGAATTACGTATCTGCTCAAATTTAGCAGCTGCGTTTACCATTGAATTAATATTACCATCTCTACCATGTTCTATGGCTGTTGTTTCCATATACCTAGCTAATCTATCAAGCATTGATTTAATTCCTTTATACGCTCTGTATGTAGGTGTTTCATAAAGCTTTTGACACATTTCAATTGAGTATCTAATTTTTGCATCTTCTGGAGATTCTTCTAACTTTATTTCTTCTATAATTAAATCTTCTTTTTCATGTTCTGGAACATTAAAGAAAGGGTTCATATCAGGATTAGGGCAAGTCATATAAAATAAATATTGGTACACTTGCATATAAGTATCAGGGTATTCTACCATTAAATCTTTAAGAAAGTTTAATGTATAGCAATGTTCTGATGGAATAACCGCACCATTTTGAATATCAAATAATTTTACTAGCATTTTTTATTGTCTTTAAACCACATGATTAGATTGTCAACCTCATCCTTTAAATATGGTAGGTTATACATTTTAATTTCTTCAATAGCTGGTTCTCCATTGACCATTTTAGTAATTGGATACCCATGATCATTTTCACCAACTTTTTGAAATTTGACGTGTTGAATTACAAGCTTCCCTATTTTTAATCTGGGGTTGTGCTTTTTAATAATATACGCATAAATACTTAATTGTAGGTTATAATGATTCAAATTACAATCATCAAGATTGTTTACAGGGTTAAACATCTTAGATGTAATACCCTCCCAATTTGTAAATCCTTTCTCTTTAACTTCTTTATTTGTCTTATAATCAGTGATATTTATTTCACCATTTACAATTTCAACTAAATCTGCTTGACCACATAAACCTAAAGACTTTAAGTAAACAAATAATTCTGGATATACGCCATCCTTTAGCTTTTGTTCTGGTGCTACTTTTACACCTTCATCTGTAATATCTGGTTTTACAATAGGAAGTTCAACACCTTCTCTTGCAATTGTTTGAAAATCAAGCATATCTGATTCACGTTGATTATGATACCAGTTACCTAAACCTATAGCTCTTTGTGTTTCAGTATCCCAAGCATTTAGTATTTCTTTATCAGTCATACCATGCCATTTAGATCTTTTGTTTTTAGAAGATTTTTTAGCCTGTGCTTTAGCATCAAACTTAGGTTTAAACTTACCAATAAAAGATGTTACACTTGTCCAGTTTATTTTGTCTTGGTCATTACTTTCATAGACATGACCTTCTTCTTTAAATATTACTGCCATATTATTAAGTTATTGTAGTATACCACCAACCACCTTCTTGGTTAGTAATAATACTGGTTGTTACATTATTGCATATATAGTTAATCTGCATAATATTAATTTTTTAGTTTAACATTGAATAATACTTTTAAACCATCCCAAAATGATTTGGCTATATATATATCATATAGATAAATAGTTTTTGGACAAACTATATAATTTTTAAAAGGTGTTACATCAGTTATATGACCATCCTTATAAATCTTTAATAGCCATTTATCTTTCCACTTAAGTATTACTCTACCTTGCATTGGATATTTTCTGGGCTCCGTCCACCTAGGAGTTCTGAAGTCATAAAATGTTCTCATTTTGTTTTATTTATTGTTCTATTTTTTCTTCTTCTTCCTCTGTTAACCAAGCTTTCCATTTACCTTTTGGACATTCAGAAGATAAAGATCTAGTCTTAAATTCAAGACTACATCCACACTCACTACAACATGGTTGAGTTCCAGGAACTAAACAGCTTTTTCCTTTAAGATCTAAATAAGTACATCTATTACATATGTGCATTCTACTGTCAGATATAATTTCCACTTCTTGTTTTTTAAAAAAAGTATTAATGGCTCCTTCAGATATTTTATCTATATTTTTAAAAGCTTTTATTAATTGTCCTATTTTCATTTTTTTAACTTAAAGTTTTTTCTATCTTCTCTTTGTTGCATTATTGCATCTCTGGCAGATTCTAATGTTTGTATTTTTTCTTTTACAGAGACGTGTTTGTCATATCCGTCATAAGTATTTTTGACTAAATTACCTAAGTAACTTTTGTTCTTTTTAATAGCTTTATCTAACTTTTGTTTTCTTAAGTTAAATGTACCTAATCCAAATATACTTACATTAGGTGAGCTGAGGTTAGATAAGTTCTTACGTATCTTAGCGTAATAGAAAGTAATGAAATCATCTACTACATCTTCATGTACACCTACCTTATCAGCAATACCATTTCTAAATTCTTTATGATGTTTTGGTTTCAAGGCCTAAAATTTTATAATCAAGTAATACGCTACCTTTTGTCTGTACGTTTATTGCTTTATTTAATAATATCTTTTTTTTATTTTTTCCTATCTTAGTTATAAGATCTTTCTTACTTGCTTTTGCAATAGCATTACGTGCTGACTGAGGACTTTTGAAAATCCCCAGTTCAGTCACATAATTACAAAATTTAGTAAGCTCTATTTCATGTTGTTTACCAAGTTCAGCCAAACACTTAAGGTCTGCTGAACTTATTAAGATGTCATTAAAGAAACAATAAGATAGTATTTGATACTTTATTGAAACATTAATGTCAACTTTTAACTTAAAATCTACTTTGTTTACTAGAGCCATTTGTTTATTTTAAAGATAATAACATATCTATTAACCCTGGGTGAGGATAGCAATCAAACTTACCTCTCCTTACATTAGTATGAGTTAATAAACCTTTTACTTTACCGTAATAAGCATCTTCTTGAAATTCAAATGCTTTAGTTGGTCCATACTTTTTAATCCATTGTACTAAACCAATTCTAATATCTATATTGTCTCTTTCACCAATATATCTTAACCATTTTTCTAATTCAGTTAATTGTTTATCAGAATAGTTGTGCCAAGTTAAGTGACCTTTAAAAGGTTCAGCTAAAGTACATGTTTGTTCAGGGGTTGCTTTTTGACCAGCATAAGTCAATCCGTTTTCTAGATATCCAAAGTTATTTAATTCAATACCTACTGAATGACGATTCATATAACCTGATCCGGTTTTTCCTAAGTGCCATCCTTGACCTCCTTCTGGAAAAGCTTGAACCATTACACCATCATGATCTGCATTATTATCAGTAATCTTTTGACCACCTAATACAAATTCAGTTGCTACACGTCCTCTACTATCTCTACCCCAATGGTCTACAGTTTTGTATGGACTGTTCCAACCTGCAGTATGATGTAGAAAGATATACTCATTGTGTATTGGTCCTTCTATATACTGACCTTTAGGTAAATAGTGTTTATGTATTTTTTGATTGTAAGCAGTTTCAAAGAATTGTTCCTGCTGATCAGTGTCTTCATCAATAGCTTCATAGCCATAAGGTCTAACAAATAACATCTGCATGGTTACAGCTCCCACCATACCATCAGGTTTTAAGTCATTACTTAATTGATATTGAATCACTCTTTTTAAAGTAACTTCACCAAAGACTCCATCTGCTTTGAGTCTAAGCATTTGTTGTAGCTTAACTACTTCAGGACCTTTAGATCCCAGCTTTAGTAAATCCATAGTTAAGACTTTTTAAGTGTGCGTGTCTTAGCCATTTCTTTTTCAAACTCTTGTGCAGCTTCAGGTTTTTTACCACCTTCTTCTTGAGCAGCATAAGCTTGTGCTAAGAACATTTGAGCTTGTAGTCTTTCTACTCTTGCTTTTTCTACGTCTCTTAAAAGTTCTTCATACTCCTTCTGTACTTTAAGGTGTTTGATGTTTTCTTTGTAGAATGTGGTAATCTCAACTCTTCTTTCAGCAAGTTCTTCTTTGCTAAGTTCTGGTGCTTGTTTTTCTGTTGACATAATTGTTGGTTTTATATTTATACCAACAAATATAGAAAAAAAGTTTAAATAAAAAAAGTTTAATGGACTTATTTATAATTAGATTTTAAATCCGGTGTGAACGTAATTTAGATTACGCTTATTTTTTTACGCACTTGTTTACCATTTTAGTTCTACCAGAACTAGTTTTTTTACCACTTGGTGATTTCTTTTTACCTACAGCTTTGTATCCTTTCCAACAGCTGGGTCCTTTCTTCTTTGCTTTTGCCATTACTTTCTTGATTTAGCTCCTGAACATTTCCAACGCTTACGTGATAAGTTGTTTGGTGTGTTAGGATCATTGGCTTTTTTCTTTGACACTCTTTTCTTGAT